CGCTGTGCTATGACAGGAGTGAGCGGTTGCTCAGAACTCAACTGCTTTCGCAATTGCATATGGCAGAAGCCATAGAGGCGCAGCAATGCTGCGATGGGGCGCGGTGTAATGATAACCAACGCCCCCCACCGCAGGGAGGTTGGTGCCGACCGGGAAAAACGGCCCAAACGGCACTTGGACGCAGTGCACGGTACTAATTCTGTTTGATGTGCGGGAATTCCACCCACACACCCACCCTGAGGGCGTTGTGTTCAGTCCACAGAAACAGGTTCAGTGTTGCGTCTATAGTGTCAAGGTTCGCTTCTAGTAGGCTTCCAATTGTGATAGTGATGTGGTAACTATCCAGAGGTAATCGCGTGCTACGCTCCTTCATAACGGGCCAGTTCTGCCTTGTTTTAGCTTTTTCTGGTAACCGGAAGGTTGTGCGCAGCCCACTTTCACATGTTGTATTTCCACAATGAAGTGCCCGACAGAGTTACTTGCCGAGCTTGACAGCGCCCAGCATGGAGCGGAGCGCTTCAGGAGAGAACTGACGAAGGGCCGCGATCTCGAGATCCACCTGAGCGTCTGACTCACGGCGCGACACCGGTCCGGGCTCCACTTGAGAGGCCGACTCGCCCAACTGCTCAAAAGCAGCAGGCAAATCTTGCATCGTGGTGTCCATACGACCAGAGGGATTGCCGATGGTGAGAGCCACTGGCGGAGGTGCTGAAGAACTTGCACTGGACTTGGCACTCGCCTTGAGAAGACCGCGAAGCGTAGAGCCTCGGCCACCTTTGAAAAGGGCGTTCAGCTCACGCTCAAGTTGAGCCTCCGCGGTCACGATGTCGTTGTCCAGCGGCAGCACCCAGACGTTTATGTACGCCTGTGCAGTCACGGACACCGTCATCGGAGCGAGCGTCAGGGTAGTGTCCTTCGAGCCATCGAATGAGAACACGTACACCGAGGCCCCGAGCCCCACGCCCGCCATGACAGCAGAGGATGAGGTATCGGTGCCACTGGTGCCCGAGAGGAGGTTCAGACCCGTGATCGTGGTGGTGCCAGCTGCGGGAGCCCAGGTGCCTGGTGTGACCGTTGCTCCTCCGCTGACACCAACGAAGAACAGCACCATGTAATGGCCACCGAACTGCGCTGGCATGACGATCGAAGAGTTCACAGTCGTCGAGCACACGATGGGTAGGCTCGAACCAGATGAGATCACCAGACCAGTGGACGAGTTCCACGGGTAGACACCGCCAGCTCCCGAACTGATAGCATTGGTAGCATGCCACGTCGTGCCTGCGCGAACATCAGGAAGCACGGGCTTGTAGAACTCGATGTCATACGTAGCCCATAGCTCACCGATCATCGTGCCAGCCGTTGCTGACAGCCCAAACGTCGTCACCTGGAAGATGCCGACGTCATCGAGACGAGCGTCTGCATCCGACACCGTGTTGCCGCTGCGCACAAAGCGCAGCGACACCTGGTTGTCAGCAGACGCACACTCAATGGGGTGCACGAAACTCACGGCGGGCTTCGCCGTAGTGGTCCACTCGTTGTTGAGGATCTCGGACAGACTCGCGAGCGGTGAAGCACCAGCATCGTAGACAGTGCTAAGAGCCACCTGACCAAGGCCGGATGTCGCCGCATAGTCTGCGCTGGTGCTCACATACTCAAGAATCATGCCGTGCAGACGGTATTGCTCGAAGCAGCTGGCGATGGACGCCGCCCATGGGAAGAGCGTGCCTTGACCGCGCAAGCCCGGCTGAATGTAGTACACAGTCGTCGCGAAGTCGCCAGGAACGGCGGGCGACACGACAGAACCGATGAACTCACGATGCTGGACGCGCGGTGGACCGCCTGCGAACTGCGCACCGACCTCACTCATCTGGAACGGTGTGCCCGAACCGGATTGATAGAGGCGAGACAGCGAATTGCTCTTCGCACCCTTGACACGGTAGTCCCCCATGCCAGTGATTGACTTTAGCGCTGTGCCAGCGAGGCCACCGAGTCCCGAGCCGATTGCTCGACCCAGTCCTCCCAGGAGGTTGCCGCCGAGATCACTGAAGTAGTCACCCTTGCCGCGCAACTTGGAGAACTGGTTGACCTTGTAGTCCCCCTTTCCAGTCACAACAGGCATAATGACCACCTTCTTGGCCTCAGCAGCGCGCTCCTTGGCTTTCGCCTTCTTGAGCTTGCGCTTAGTCTTCTTCTCTGTTTTCTTGCCCATACTTGCGAGTGTCAGCTGTGGCTTGCCTACGTACGTCTGGGAGACACACACCGAGGTGGTGACGGCCACAGGAACCGTGGGTAGCAGTACAGCTAGCAACAGCAGCAAGGTCTTGATGAGCGCGATGAGCGGGGGGGAGCGAGTCTTCTGAATTTTCGGCTTCCCGCGGGCGGTCTTGACGGCCACCTGTTCGAACGAGCCGACGCTGGCCTGCGCGACTCGATCCCCTGACCGATCAACGCCGGTGTACAGCTTCCACAGCGTCTCATCTGGTAGGAAGTTCCTCCACGCTGCCTTAGTCTCAACCGAAGGACCGATCTTTGCATCACGGTCTCTAAGGAAGTTCAGGAGCGAGGAAAACCACTCACGACAGCTCTCGCAGGCAAATGTCTCGTTTCTTAAACCGCAGGCTCGAATGATAGTCATCTCGAGGGTCTGCGACGAATTGTCAACGAGCATGTTACTGCGCATACGAGTGCAGTCAATGTGAGGTAGGAACATCTTGTGACCAAGATTAGGCACTGTGGTCGCTTTGAAACTGTGTCCGAGGAAAGAGAGGTCAGCGAAGTCTTGAAGCTCTTCGCTACCGAACGTGTACTCCATGCCAATCTGGGGTGCGGCGATCTCGCGAATGCGCTTGGGAGTGATGTACTCCTGCAGCACACGCGCGATGGCGACGTTGATATCGTCACCACACACACACAACTTGATAAAAGCTTGGAAGCACTCGAACGTGTGGTACTCAGGTGGCGTGAGCAGCATGTAGATGACCATCCAATCCGCAATATTCATGAAACCGTTGTCTGGAGTCGTAGCACCTTGGCCACTCGGGTTGCCGCCGTCACGTCCGAAGACGTGACCGTCGGGCATCACAAGCGGTGCGGTGCACAGTTCTTCATACAAGTTTCTCGATCTTTGACGATTTTCAGCAGTCTTCCACTCAGCTGCGAGCCAGCCCCAGCGTAGTTCCTCGACCTTGCGCAGCTGATAACTGCGCTTCGCCGCGTCGAACTTAACGCCATCGGCTTCAACACACGACTTCGGCCCATGAACACTCATACGCGTAACGAGCCTATTGGCTCCTCCGCGGAGTAGATCTAGACCAAGGCACATGCTATGTTGCCCACACGAGTCGACCAATCGCTGATTTTGGTGAAGGTACATCTGCAAGTGCGCCTGAACATGGTTAGTGTCCATAGCAACAATTGTGCGGATCGCCCCCACGTCAATCTTATGGCGCGGTCGGACCTCTTCTTTGATTGACACCGAACACAGTGACTTGATGTAGTCTGGCGTCGCTAGCACATCCCAGTACTTCACATAGAAGCCACTGTGGGGCGACATCCAGTAATCACACTTGAACGGATATAGTTGCGTCCACGGAAGTCCCGGGCTCTTCATCGGATGTAGCCATTCCGTCACCTCATCATAGCTCATCACTCGAGAACCACCAAGAAATGGTGTGAACTCTCGCGAGATCCAGTCAAAAGCGACATCATATAGGGCCTTCACCTTTGGGGAGAGCGGGTCAGGAGGTCGGTCGTAGCGACGAGCTGAGATGTAGGCGTCACGAAGACGCTTCGGCACAACATCGTAATGCTGGTAGACAGCCGGGTCCTCACCGCGTGAGAGAATGTACTCATGAACAACCTGGTCGTAGTACTTCGGCTCCTTCGGATTGAAGAAGCGAGGCACAGTGCCGATATACGGCATGTGATCACCAATTGGCGGCACATCGTCCAAGAAGAACATGGCATTAAACTCAGGCGGGTAGGCGGCTAAGATGTCTTCCAGCTTCGCGGACTCGACCTGCTTCGCAAACTTCGGGTGGTAGTAGAGTAGGGGCTCATAGCTGAAGCACGCGTGGCCCCTTACTGAAAAAGCTTCTCAGCTCCTCCAGCAGGTTGCACCGGCTTCTGCTCCACCTTACTCTCCGTCGCCGCGACAAGTTCCTCACCAGGATGCGCGTACTTGCACTTATCGCGCTTGTCGCACTTGCGATCCTGGCTCCACTGCCAGCACTCCTTGGGAGGCCTGGCCTTATGCGGGTGAGGACAGGTGTCACCGCGGTCGCACTTTCCGAACTGCCAGAACTGGAAGCAGTTGGATGCCTCCTGCACCTTCTTCGGATTAGCTCTCACCTTGGCGGGAGTGGCCACCTTCAGGGCAGGATCCGCGGGCAGCTGCGGCTTCGGAACCACACTCTTCTGCTGCTGCACGGAAGCCTGCTGCTTATTCAGCGCAGACTCCGTGACAGGCTGCTTCGAGGTAGGCTCGGTATGCTTGAGCTGCTGCGGAGGGCTCTGTTGCTTGTTCTGGATGTTGATTGTTGCGTTCCATCGGTTTTCGTACATATCGTCTGCACCGTGATTGAACGAGCAGCCGTGACTCCAACTGGTGATCTCATGCTGCCAGCCCTGGTTGACGCCGTAGAATTGCGGCACAACACTCGGGTTAGCGGCTCCGATACCGTGGAATCCAACGACAGCATTGTCCTTCACAGCGATGTAGACTGCCCCGCAGGCTCCGGCCTTGGTGCTGCCGTGAAAGTCGTACACAGGGATGTCAGCGTGCTCACCGAGCACGGACTTGTCACCCACTGTTCCGACAGACATGCGCTCCACGCCTTTGTCAAGCCACACCAAGACAACCGTCTCACCGAACACAGGCTCGCGATAGACACGCTGACTGTTGTTGGGGAGGCGAACGCCACGCGGGAACTTGAACCACACCTGATCGGGCATCATCTTCGAGATATAGCTGATTGGACCGAGAGAAGGCTCATCGTTCTTATGTCTGATGAGAACATCCTTGCGTCCAGTGGCACCATGGCGCGGCACGATGATAGCGTCATTGACGACGTAGGCATTGCATGTCGAGCGACGACCCAGTCTGTCCACACCGATAACCTCCACAAGGTGGGGTTTTGTCAGGATGGGCTTCCCAGGCAGTAGATGCTCAGGCCTGCGTGCCTTCGACTTCTGCTGCTTGTCACGTGCTCTCTTCACCTTTTGATTGGTGCTCTCACCGCCGCGATTTGGCATCGACGGTCGATCCATGAGCTCACCCGGGTTCTCCCAGTCCAAGCTGTCATCGGAGTCAGAGACATCACCGAAGCCTTGCGGCCTCTCGTCTCCTAGCTCGGACGGAGCATCGGACCAGTCCTCCCAGTCGCCCTTCTTGTGCAGCTTAGAACGGTGGACGCCTTTCTTCTGTCCCTGATTGCTGTCGTGCATCGCAGCTGCATGTGCGCGGTCCTGCTTGCGTGTCTTATGCCTCTTACCGTGGCCTCCCTCAGTTGTCTTACGATTTCTGCGGAAGTACCAAGCGGCAATGGCGACACCTGAGAACACTGCGATTGCAGTCAGCGAGAGATTATCAGTAATCAGAGACTTCGTGGAACTCCATGTCTTACGAGCGGCGCGACGCACGCGAAGCTTCAGGTACTCAAAGTGCGAGAGGAAAGGTGCGATATCAGGGCGCTGAACGCGCCACTGACGACCATCATCATCACGCACCATGTCATACTGCTCTTCGATATCGTACGCCACTGCCACTGATGGATCATTGAACCACTTGTTGACGGGCACCCACGTGTGCTTATACACGGATTTGGCGGCCTTGCGAGCATACCACGACCAAATACCAGCCCACGCCTTGACATACGCAACGATAGCTGCGCGACGAGGGTTAGGCACATCTGGATCAGGTTGAGCGCGGGCTACTGGCTCCGCCACTGGAATAGTCACAGTGGGTCTGCCGAGCAGCGCTGCCACAGGCGAAGGAACGCGAAGTCGCGCAACTTGCCCGGCAGAAGAGCGATCAAGTCCATCAGAGTCCGAGCCAGAGTCCGAGCCAGAGTCAGGCTCGCTGTCAGAACCAGCTTGCGCTTTGCGCTCACTGTTGGCAGCATTCTTCTCCTCGATCAGCTTCTTCTGCTCAGGTGTAAACTCCTGTGCCAACGACCTTTCTTTCGCTCGAGCGCGCTTGGCCTTGCGAAGCTCTCGCTTCTTAGTGCGGCGCGCTTGAGTTACACTGTCGTCGTCAGAGTCGGTTCCACTCTCATCAGAATTACTGTCGGAATCAGTTTCAGCCTTCTTACCCTTCTCGTCTTTGGATGACTCCACGAATGTGACCGCCTTACCAGCGACATAGTCCTCATCGTCATCGAACCAGTCGTCCAGGCACTCCACAGTCTCGTCAAACATCTTGTCAATCGACATTATGCTTCGGAACGAGTCACCGAGCGCCTTTACAACTCTTGCGATATGCTTCATCGACTTGTTGGTCGAAGTGGCACACATGAAACAGCCGAGAGCGCCGAGCAGCTTCACCAACTTGCGCCACTTATTTTTCACGACACGCTTGTGCTCAGCAGTCTTCCTGCCGGCCTTAACGGCCTGTCGATACTTATAAATGGCTCCAGCAGCGAGCGTCACGGCGCCAAAGAGAGCAGCCCATTGTAGGAAACCCATGTGGTTTCGAATCTTGATGGTGTACCCCTCGACTGTCACTTTCGTCCACTTCCACGCATCGAACGCCTTCAGCGCGAGATACGAGGGCAGGAAGAGCAACGCTCCTCCCACAGACCATCCCACCGTCATCCCCGCGAAGACGGCGGCCACCATGGCCACCGTCGACGCGAAGAGATACAGCAGGGACTCCGGCTTCCCCATAGCGATCGTAGCTTTGCCTGCTCGCAGCAGACTGTGCTTATTCGCCTGTGTGTTT